GTGCGTCGACATGTATTGCTCGGTGCCCTTGCGCCCGCGGCGAAGGCCGGAGAGTGTGTAGCGCCCAGGAGAATCGAGCGTCGCGGTCTTGAAGCTGAAAATCTCTCCGCCGAGGTAGCACGTATTCGATCCAGCCATCACGAGCGATTCGGACGCAGACGAAAGCGTCCCGCCGAACACCTGCACCTGCACTGTGCTCAGTTCGTCAAAGACATTGCCGCCGGAGAAGTTCGGCAGCACAGTGAGGGCTGTCCCGATCACTGACGATTCAAGGAATGCGGTCTGCGTGCGCTCCCACGTCACGCCATCATCTCGGCTCGCCCACAGTTCGGCCCCCGGCCATCCGTCGTAGTATCCGGCCGCCGCCGCATAGAATCCGGCCGAGTCGTCGACGTCTCTCAGCAGTGGGATGTCGAGGATCCGCAGGACGGTCGGCCCGGTCGCGGCTACGCTCAATCCGTTGTCAGGCAGTCCCACACCGGCGGCAACCGGCTCATAGACAGACACGTCCTCGGTCACGCAAGATAGTTTGACGACTCCGGCGGCCTCGTCTTTTTCTTCGATCCGCAGCGTGTAGGCGATGCCATCGGAGATGATCGAGATGACGTCGGCCGGCTCGAGGTGCGCCCACTTGCGGGACAGGGACAACTTAATCTCGTTTCGCGCAGTCCACCGCTCGTACAGCACGAGCTCTGCGAGCTGCGCGGCCTCCTGAGCCGTGAGCACGATCGGCAGGTCGAGCGAGGCCGGGTCGCTACTGCCGCCGGTGAGTCTTCGTGCATACTGCGACCCGAGTTCAAACATTGCATCGGCGTCGAGGTACTGCACCGCGACCTCGCGCGGCAGTTCCGTCTCCAACTTCCGCGATGCAGCCACCTTCGGGGGCGGATCGTCACCGTAGCGGCGCGCCGCAAGGTCGTCCTCGTCGATCTCGGCGACGACAGACCCGCCACGCTTCCGCGCGACGATCTGGCCGTCCGATTCGAGCAGGTCGAATGCGTAAGCCACCTGCAGAGGGGCGAGCGCTGACCGGACGCTATCTCTCCGCGAGATGGTGTACCCGCGCAGCACGTCGCCTGATAGCTCGGTCAAGTCTAGCTCGCCGGCCGCAATCCCAGCTCGCTCCAGCAACGATTCAATGAACGTCGAGAGCGACGTCGTGCCGGCCGTGAGCCTCGGCAGCGCCTCGATCTCCTTCAGCAAAAAAGATCCTGTCGACGAGTCCCAGATGACCGCGCGATTGTCCTCGGTGAATCCGATGAACGATCCGATGAAGGTCGCCGAGCGCGACATGATTTCGCCAGTCACAGGGTGAATCTTGTACGCGCGCTTGTTGGACCCTGACACGATGCCGACCGCCCAGATCATTCCGCTGCGGTCTTCCCACGGCGACCAGCCCGACGTCAGGCCCTCGGTGTTGTCGATGTCGACGGTGAGCAGGAGCGATCCGTCTTGCGTGTATTTGCGCAGCGTCTTCCGCTCTGCCGTGGAATCAGCAGGCCCCATCCACACGTACCCGTCCCTGGCAACCATGATGCCGCCGGTAGACGTCTGAGCGACCAGCGGCACGAGCGAGGACGAGGAAGTGTCGACATAGGCGAGATACCTCTGGCCGGAAGATGTCGACGCGCCGTGCATGTACACGCGCCCGTCGATCCAGCATCCGTTCTGTGCCAGCGCAAAGCAGTACACGCCCGTCAACTGCGTCGTTGTGAGCGATGTCGATCCAACCTCGGCGCGGAAGAACGTGTTCGACCCGCCAGAGTCGCCGCGGCACCACCAGACGGACCGAGACTGAGCCAGAATTCCTGGCGCGTACAGGGTCGAGAGGATGCCCGATCCCATGTTGGCGAACCCACCGGTGTAGCGCGTGACGCTGCCATCCTCGTGCAGGACACCCAGGACGCCGGCGAATGAGCCTGTGACGATGCATTCGTCCGAAGTGGTCAGCCCGACCGGGATGTACGTGAAGCTCGGCGGCGTGAACGAACCAATCTTCGACCCGGAGTAGAAGTTCCACCTCGAGGTGGCGCCTCCCGACGTTACCGCGCCAGCGAACACGTCCCCCCGGGGGCCGAGGATCACGGCGGCGCTGCCATCGGACGTTCCAAGCGTCGCGACCGTAGATACCGCCAGGTCGGCGGCACTCCCGGCCATCACGACTTCGGCGTCGATCTGTGGCAGTTTCCCGCCATAGGACGTGACGTCCAGCCCTTCGAGGACCAGATATGCACACCCGCGGTAGGCCGGCGTATCCGCGCCCTCGTACGACTCGATCAGCGGGTCCACTTCCTGCGTCTCGGACCCTGGATAGAACCGGATCGCAGTCGCATTGAGCGCAGACGCCATCACAGATTCAGCGCTCGCGGTACTCGTCACGTCGTACTTCAGCGTGCCGTTGAACTTGATCCGCTGCACGCCGGTGGCGACCCCCTCGCACAGCAGGATCGCTGCGTCAACGAAGTAGCTGTACGTCGTTGAAGTGACCGTCCCGCCGCCTCCGCCCTTGCCGCCAGATTCCTGCTCCGTGGTCGTCGCGACCTCTCGCACCTCCGATGACCAGATGACGTTATTCGCGATCGGAACCGTCCCGGCCGCGATCGGGATCATCTGCCCGTAGGCCGAGGACTGGATCCGCAGATCGGAGAACCTTGGCCCTTGGACGTTCTGGTCGGGCGCCTTCGGGCCGAACAGTTGATTGCCGACCAGCGAGCCGATAGCCCAGCCAATGCCGGCGGCCGATTGCGCCAGCCAGAGCGGCAGCATGGTCGTCGCGGCAACCTGCGCTCCGAGAGCGGCACCGGCGGCGGAAAGGGCGAGGACGGCCATCAGTCAGCACACCATGGGGCCGCTTCGCGGAAGCGGTAGCACCCTCGCAGCCGATGAAGCCAAGGTCCGGCCAGCGCCTGCTCGACGACCTTGCCGACGGTCTGGTACGAATGCACGAACCGGATCGGATTGATCGTCGTCACGATCCCGAAGTGCTGCACCGAATGCATGAACGCGAACGACACTACATCCCCAGGCGCGAGATCCGAGTAGGCAATCGGGTCCATGTGCTGCTCGATGATCTGCCGAGCGCGCTCGCCATCCGGAAGCCGACCATAGTCAGTAACGCGCACATCTCGGAGCCGAAGGTCGTAGGCCACGCACGTCAGCAAACCAGCGCAGTCGACGCCGACGCCATGCATGCGCCCTTGATGCTCGAACGGCGTGCCGATATACCGTCGAGCCGCGGCGACAATCGCCATTCGATCGACCATGAGCGTGTTCATTTTCCAGAGCCGATGCGGCCGATCCCAGGCAGGTGCGGGAAGCCTCGGAAGTTGACGACGTTCGAGAACTTGTCCCGGCAGGTGGCGAGCGACTTGTTGCAACCAACGGTGATCGTGAAGGCATCCCCAGTCTGCACGGCATACGGCATCGGAAGGTGCAGGGTGATCGCACCAGAAGCGAAAGTCTTGACCTCTGCGGCAAGCCCGGCATTCATCCCAGAGGCCCAGGTCAGCAGCCCGCCATCGAACCATCCGGCCGCCTGCGTCAGTGACGTGTCCGTAAACTGCCGATTGCTGCTGACTGAAACGACCGTCCCAGCCACCGTGCCATCGGTGAAAGTCGCGAGGTTGATCCCGCAACGCGAGTCGCCCAGATCGGCATTGCACGCCGGCATGACCAGCCGACCGACCGCTTGCTGCAGCCGCTGCATCATCCCGCGGAGCTCGGCGACGAACATGCCGCGCCCCGTCTGCACCGCGCCAAGGTTGCCGGTGCGCAGGTTGAGCGATCCCATGGTCAGGTCGGAATAGTTCACGATGAAGATCTCAACCGCTGCGAAATCCCATAGCCCGGCCAGCAGGTCTTGCTCGGTGATCGTGTTGGAATCCAGCGCGCCGTGAATGTCGAGGTTGTCGACGTTCATGCCACTCGCGGACTGAATCGAAGTCGCTGTGTAGCCGCTCGAAGCCGAGTAGACGACGCCATCGATCGTCAGGTCCGAGCAGTGATCGGTGAATCCGAACACTTGGCCATCGGAGCGCGTCACCTTCCAGCATGTGGCGAGCGTCGTCGTCTCGCCCTGGATGTGAGCGAGCATCGCTGCGGATATGGACTTCATACCCGAATTTCGACGAGCGGGATTCGCTCAAGGTCGAACAGCCGAGGACCGCGCACCATCGCCATCAGTTCGTCGGTGTCGAACCGAACCGGCACGTCGAACTCGCCAGTCCAGATCAGAGACTCATCCGCCTGCGGATAGGCGTAGATCGTCCCGCCGGATGCGGTGAGCGTCGGAGAGCCGCCGGTGTTCGTGTCGAGCGTCCATGTGTACGGGCCAGACCCGGTCTTGTTGGAGATCGTGTGCGCCGTGCTGTTGAGCAAGGTCGCTGCCGTCCCGGTCACGCCACCGATGTACACCTTGTCGCCGATTCCAAGCTGCGTGACATTTGCGGTCGTGGTGAACGCGTGAGATGAGCCGACCGTGTGCCCGGTGATCGCCTCAGAATCGTCAGCCACGAACGTGATCTCGCCCGTCGTCGTGTCGATTGAGATCTGCCCGGCCGACGAGCCATAGGCCACCGGCGATCCGCCGCGAGTCACCGAGATCGTTCCGTAGGGCTTGCTGATGACTCTCAGCGCAGCGTTGGACCCTGCCAGATATATCTTCTGCATCTGGTGGGTTGGCGCGCCAGTTCCAGCCCCGGATCCAAGCCATCCGATCGCGTCGCCGTGCCTGTCGTTGTGATCCATCGGGTCGCGGAACCGGAAGGCACGCAGGCGGCCCCGCGCGACGGTGAGGTAGTACGCCAGCAGCTCGTCGAAATCGTCCCTCGTCTTCGCGGCGTGGATGAGATCGTACCGACGCCGCTCGATGGACCAGTCGGCATTGCGTTGCTCGAACCCGGATGCGAGCTCGACGACCGAAGTACGAAACTGCGGGCCGCCGCTCGCGCCGAAAGCAAGCTTGTCCGGGAAGCGCGGTGATTCTATGAAGCTCACAGGTTGCGCCTCCCTTCCTGCAGGCCTCGCCACGCGGCAGCAGCAAGCTGCGTCCGCGACTGCGGGGTCATGTCGCCTCGGATGACGAACGTCGGCGAGTAGTTGATCGTCGCAGCGCCCGTGCCGTTGGGCACGATCGTTCCGGCAGAACGCGGCACGAACCACTCCGGCCCGTTCTCGCCGACGATGTAGCCCTTGCCGGGCGACACAGGACCGCCCTCTGCACGCGCGCCACCGAAGATGGAGCCGATGAGGCTTCCGAAGAAGTCCGTAATGCCACCGCCACCTTTGCTGCCGCCGAAGCTGCCGAAGATCTTCTTCGCGATGTCCTGCGCGACAAGCTGATTCACCGAGCGCAGGATCGAGCGCCCCATGTCTGAGAAGGCATCCTTGACCGACTTCGTGCCGTCGATGACATCAGTGAAGAAGTCTGCGAACGCGCTCTGCCCGATCTCGCGGAACCGATTGCCGACGGTATCTGCGGATGCAGCGAGTTCATCGACCTGGCGCTTGAAGTTCTCGGCCTGCTGAATAGCGACCGGGTTGCCGAGCGAGGTTGCGATCTCCCGATATCGATCGGCGATCTCGCGCAGTTGCGGCAATGCAGCCTGCCTCGCCTCGCCGAGCCGTTGGAGCGCGGAGAGTTCGCCGGCCGCGCCGGACTGGCGATCGACGTTCACCCGCGCCTCTGCGTTCGCGAGTTGGTCGTTGATGACCTGCGCCTGCTGCAACAGGTCGTTGATCTGCGATTGCGCGACTACCTTCTGGCGCAGCGCGTTGACCCGCTCGAGCGTACCGACGTCGCCACGTGCCTGCGCCTGCAACTGCAGCTCGCGCGTCTGCTGACCGAACCGCCCAAAGGCTGCGCCGATCGTGTCGCCGCTGATCTCCTTGATCTGGATCTCGATGTCGGTCAGTGCTCGAGCATAGTCCTCCGCGGCGCGGCGCGACTCGAAGTAGGCCTGAACGGACGTCTGAGCAAATCGACGCTGCGCTTCCTCGATCTTGCCTTGCGCCTCCTCGATCCGCGCATCGACGCCGATTTTCTCGGAGCCCTTCGGCAGGATGTCGCGCAAGCGAGAGAGCGCCGAGATCTCGGCCTGCGCTGCATCGACCGTCGACTGCAGGCTTTGCTCTGCCAGTTCCCGGCGCTTGTCGTAGTACGTCTCGAAGCTCACGAGATTCTGCGAGAGCATCGTCGACATGATCTGGAGCGATCCGGACGTGTCCGCTTCCTGGTCTTTCAGCGCGCCGTTGAGTTGCCGGATTTCGTTCTCGATGCGCCCCCTCGCCAGAGCCACGACATCGGCCTGGTCCGTAATGCCGGGCGCCGTCTTCTTCTTCCCTGGCTGATCCTGCTTCGGCTCGCCGAAAGCATCGGTCTCTCCGCGCAACACGCCAAGCAGCCGCTGCACCTCTGCGATCCGTGTCTTGGTGGAAGCAAGTCGCTCGTTGAGCGCTGCGACCTCTTGCGCGCCAGCCTTCCCTGTCCGCTGCCCGATCTCGCGTTCGATCGACAACTGCTCGTCGACGAGCTCGACGAACTCCTTCGACGCACGCTGCAGGTCCGTGAACGGAGATAGTTCCGTCAGCGAACGCAGCAGGCCGAGAAATCCATCGCCGTTCCTCGCCGCCTCCGCCATCTTCTCCGAGACGCGCAACAGCGCCGGCAGCAACTGCTCGGCCAGCGCGATCTTCGCGCGCTCCGAAGACGCGGCCAGCCGCGCCACGTTGTCGTTGAACTCTGCGGCAGACCGCGCAGTGTCGCCGCTGATGATGATGCCAAGCCGTTCCGCTTCTTTCCGGAACTCCTCGATGCCGCCGCGGCCGAGATTCAGGAACGGTATCAACTCAGCACCAGACCTCCCGAAGATGCGCATCGCAATGGCGGTCTTTCCGGCAGAGTCCTCCATGCCGGCGAACTGCTCCGCCAGGTCGAGCAGAAGATCCTCGGTGCCGCGCAGGTTCCCCTGCGCATCTCGGACGGATACGCCGATCGCCGTGAACGCCTCGGCCGACTCCTTCGATCCGCCAGCAGCGTCCGAGGCAGCCCTGGCGAGTCGGTACAGGCCGGCCGACAACTGCTCCATCGTCACGTCGCCGAACTGCGCCGCGTAGTTCAGCGCAGACAGAGACTCCACCGCCACGCCGGTCCGCTGCGACATGTCGTCGAGGGCGTCCGCGGCATCGATGCCGCTCTTCACGAACGAAGCGAAGGCGCCGGCCGATAGGCTCACGCCGATCGCCGCGATACCCGTCTTGACCGCACCGAACGCGCGATTCAGTCGCCCGGCCATCTGCTCGGACTGGCGGCCGATCTTGTCGAGCGAGTCCTGGAACGACGCGAGCCTTGCGGCGATGTCGATCGTGAGCGTCGGCACTACTTCGACTCCTTGGCGATACCGTCTTCGACGGCCTTGTTGAATGCATCGAGTGCGCGTGAGCCGACCGCATCGAATGCAGGCTTGAGGAACGGGTAGGAAACGACCTGAGCACCGCCTGCGATCAGGCGGTCACGCTCCAGCTTCCGGCGACGTTTGCCGCCCTTGATCTTCTGGCCGGGTCCACGGGGCATCCATCCGCCTTCAAGGAACCGCCAGTAGAACGGATCGATCCCGCGCTTCGTCTGCGCCCTCGTGGCCTTCACGTAGACGACCTGTTCTGGCTTGCCGCGCGTGCTGCGTCGAGAACCTACGCTCTGGATAGCGCGCTTGAGGGCGCCTGCGACGCGGCCCTTGCGCGGCTCACGCAGAACAGGAGCCCTGCGCCGCGCCTCATCGCGGAAGACGGCGCCAGCCGCACGAAGGCCACGGCGGGCGATGTTCCGCTCCATCCGCTGGCCGAGCGCTTGCAACTGTCGCCGAAAGTCCGGGATGTTTACCTTCACCACCACCGCGTCAGCCATTGTCTTCCTGGTGTTCTCGGATACCCGTGCGAATCGCCAGCAGTCGCTCGAAGAGTCCGTCGACGTGCTGCACGTCCATGAGCGTGACGATCACCGGAATCGCTTCCGGTCGCCATTCGCCCATTGCATTCCAGACGCATCGTGCTTCCTCTGCTGCGTCGGATATCTGCGGCCGCATCTGCTCGGCCGCCGCCTCGGAGAAACCTGACCTTCGCAGCGCGTCCCCGCCGCCCAAGTCGTAGCGGACGCGCTCGATCAGTTTTTTGCGTCGGCCTCGATCGTCTTGCGGCGCTCCTGGATGCGTCGAGTGATCTCGTCCGCAAGAACGATTACCAGATCAGCGCGAGCATCAAGCAGGATCGCCAACGTCTCTCGCGAGTCGTCGATCGGCTCTGCATCCTCGAGGCCGAGGTCCGCAGTGGTAGCGCCAGAGACGCCGAGCACCGTCTCTCCGAGCAGCGCCCGGGCTGCCTCTGTCGCCGAGTCACGGTGCCGCTCCATCGCCGCGATTGCTCGCACGTCCGGAACCAGCCGGCACCTGAACGCGAGGTGCCCGATCGAATGCGAGAACGACCGGGCCACATCGAGCCGCGCCTGTAGGGTCTTGGCGTCCATTACGACGTGTAGAGCGTCGGCAGGCCGAATGCCGTGAACGTCACCGGCGTCTTCACGACCTCACCCTGGTTGCCGGTCGGCGCGAGCGACGCGGAGACGTAGCCGAGTACAAGGAACTTGTAGGTGTTCACGAACGTGAGCCGAAGGGCCACGAGCGTCTGCAGACGGGTGAACGACAGCACCTGTGCGAGGAACGCGTCGCTCGGATCCCAGAAACAGTCGAACGTGTACGTGAGCGGGTTCGCCAAGTTCGGAATCTGGCTGCGCTGCAGGTCATGAATCGTGGTCGTGTCCGCGAAGTCGAAGTCGCCGCCAGATGCCGACACCGTGGTCCCCGAGGACATCGAGTAGGCGAAAGTGACGGGCTGCACAGATCCGCTGGTGAACGTGTCGTAGGACGTGGCGTTCTCACCTTCGAGAGAGAACGAAGTCGGCGACGCCTCCGGGCTTGCCACGCGGAAGATGCGGTTATTGACCTGAGACATGCCGAGAACACTGGTCAAGGCCGCGTACTCGCCGCTGACCAGAACGGCGCCGTTGTGATCGACGACCGCAGAATTCGTCTTCTGAATTCCAGTGATGGTTTGCGCGGCGCCCAGCGTGCCGAGGGCAACAGATACACCGGACCACTTCGAGATCGACATGGCTTCTCCAAATGAAAAAAGCCGCTCGAGGCGGCCGGACTGGTGAAACAAAAAGCCCGCACAAGGCGGGCTGTTGGCGCTACTTCATGTCTGGCTCAGTGCCAGATTTCGTACTGGACGGGCTCCATGAACTCATCGACGGCAGGCGCGTATTCCTCCCCGGATGACGGAGACGGGTATGCCTCCACCGATGACGCTTGAATTGACGCCCTGACCTCGTCGGCAAGGGTCAATGCGCCCTGATACGAGGTCGCGTAGCACTCGAAAACGAATACCGACTTCGTGGCGATTGGCGCTGCGTTGTGGATGGTGCCGATCGGCTCTTGACTCAGGCGCCGGTACACGACGAACGGAAGGCTCGCATCTTGTGGCGCTGCCTGCGGATAGACCCGAGAGCCGGCAGAGGTGATCGGCGATCCGTTCAGTGCAGCGACGATGTCCGATTGGATGCTCACTCGACCGACCCGCCCTCGCTGCAGACCAGCTCGAACCAGCGGCCACCCTCATCGAGATGACGCACTCCATCGATCGGCATGTAGCGGCCATCGAACTTCACGCGCCACGACCCATCGACTGTTGCCCATTCTGATCCGTAGCGGATGGTGATCCGGTGCGTGACGAAGCTGTGCGCCTGAGCTGCGATGTTGCGCTCCGCGGTCGACGTCGGAACCACGCTCGCCCAGATCGTCGCAACGTCGGTCCATGTGGTCTGGCGCTCGCCGACGGCGTCCCGTGTACCGCCTGGCCGTTGCAACGTGATCCGGTGCGTGAGCCGGCCGATCATGCGATGGCCCCTGAGAGGACTCTGTACCGCTGGAGCAAGAAGTCGACGCCCATCGGCAGTTCTGCGATCGCATCGCCAGTCGCAGACGGATTCTCGTGATAGTGGCCGATCAGGAGCAGCATCGCCTGCCGCATGGGCATGGGCACAGCTTCTCCGTCGTCACCGTAGCCCGCTGTATAGCGGATCGTCACGGCGTTCGCGCGGTCCTGGACGCTCGGCCAGTTACCGCCAGCAGCCGGAACGAGCCGGCCAGGCACGCTGTACGTGTCCACCACGAGATCTGACGTCACCGTCGGAGACCCGACCTCATCATGCAGCAGGACTTCATTTCCGCCGCCGTCGTAGTAGGCGATCCGTTTGAGCGCGATCAACGGCGGCCGAGGAATGAGGATGGCCTTCGCCGGCGTGATGTACGGCAGCGTGACGAAGCGCAGATCTGGCGGCTCGACGAAGTAATCGAGCGCGAACTCCAGAGTCTGCGTGATGAGTGCCCGGCCTGTTTCTTCTTCGACCTTCTCCCGCGCCGCCGTGATCAGCGCCTCGATCAAGTCGTCCTGGTCTGCGGTGTCGACTCGCAAGTGCGCCTTTGCCTGCTCGAGCGATATCGGCTCCACCGCAGGAGCCGTGATCACCTTGACCGCCATCATTGCACCTTGGAGGGTTGAACGCGGAACTCGGACTCGGCAACGGCCTGGCCGGATGTGATGCCGTAGAAGCCGTATCGATGCCGCCCGGGTTGCGTCGTCAGGAAGTCGACGTGGTAGTTCCCGGTCGAATCCTTCACCAGATCAGCATCCGCGCCGTATGTGTACGTCGTCACCGTGCCATCCGGCTCTTTGACCCTGCACAGCACGCCGCCGGGGTCGGCCGCCGCCTCGCTGATGTCCGTGAACGCCGCAGACACGCGCACCTTGTCGCCGACCTGAAAGACAGCAATGCTCATGCTGCAATCGCCTCTGAAACGGTGCAGTTGTTCGCGGCCCGCGCAGACACGACGCACGCGAACGCAGCGCGGGCGGTGACGACGACACGGAGCAGTTCCACTTGGCCGCCGCGAATGACGACGCCCGTTACAAGCGCGCCATCGCCGAACAGGTCGCCGGAAGTCGCGTGCGTCTTGAGAATCGCCGCAATGCCGACGACCGATGCGCCGCCGCCTTCGATTGCGCCGATCGTCCCGAATGCGCGGAACCTTGCGGCCTGTCCATCGACCGCCGCTCCGCCGCCGGCGAGATCACCGGATGAGGCGTACTCTGCCGGACCGGTCTTCTCGGCGACTCCATCGACAGTCGCGCCACCGCCAACAAGATCGCCCGATGTCGTGAACGCACGGAAGCGAGCGGCCGTTCCGGCCACCACGGCGCCATCGCCAAGAATCGCTCCGGATGTGAAGTGCTCCGGGATCTCGGACCGGATGACGTCGCCGGTTATCGCCGCCCCGCCGCCTACAAGATCGCCAGTCGCAGGGTGTATGCGCGTCCGTGCAGCAATTCCGTCGAGGACGGAGCTTGACCCGACGAGTGCGCCGAAGGTGATGTGCAGCGCGGAGTGCGCAGCAGTGCCATCGATTGCGGCGCCGATGCCGTAGAGATCGCCGTTCGATGCGTGGAGCCTTGTTCGCGCCGCAACGCCATCGACCGCAGATCCGCCGCCAGAGAGTGCGCCGGATGTTGCGTGCGCGCCCCCGCCCGCCGCCGTCGGAAAGAAGTACGCGGTGCGCCGACGATGAAACGGGTGGTACAGCCGATCCGTCAGCGCAAGGACTTGATCCGGCGAGTAGGCATAGGGGGCGATCCCAGCATGGTAGATGCTGCCGTCACAGCGGAGATTGGGGCTGTTTCGCGCCAGTACGCCGAGTTCGGTTTGGTTGAAGGTGAAGTTGCCGACGTCGGTCGTTTGGGAGTCGATCCGAGTACCGTTGAGCCAAAGCTCCTTCGCGCCAGTGCCGGATCGGTAAATGCCAACAGCAAGCGTCAGAGAAGCGGCTGGGTAGGCCCCCCCGGCACTCATGTTTACGAAGGCTGAACTTCCTACGCATTGCCACATCCA